TTACTAACAGATTTAAGACCAATTGGTAATATACCTGCAGCTCCTCAGCCTGGTATGCCGGGTATGCCTGGTATGCCTGCAGCTCCTCATCCTGGTATGCCTGGTATGCCTGGTATGCCTGCAGCTAACATGATGGTTGAGGGTGAGGGGGAAACATCAGAAACTTTTCAAAATCCAACTGATGTGGTTCCAAAAAAAAGTATGTTCGAGATTATTAAAAGCAATAAATTAATTTTATTTTTAATATTATGCGCAGTTTTGGGAGTTGGCTATTATATTTTTACTCTATTTGGGGGGGAAAAAGAGTATTGTGGATCAGAGGATAAAACCCACAGTAAAATCGGTTCAGTAAACAGTAGTTTAAGCGATCATAGAATGCATAAGGGTCATAGTGTTCAAAGTTATAATTCTGATCATAGTCAACATAGTGGACAAAGTGTAAATAGTAATACTAGTGCTAATTCGAATCCAAGTCGTATAAGCACAAGGAATAAAACAACTCCGTTGAGTCTATCTAAAGTTAAAAATCATAAATTTAAATAAAAATTTAATTTTCCATAAAATGAATAAAACGTGGAACTAAATTATTAAAATAAGTTTCGTTAGTCATAAAAAAATTTGCTAATTTGGTATTTTTAATATCTATGCTTCCCCTTTTGTAAGCGATAAATATTAATAACAGAATATCTAAAACACTTTTAAACATAAAGGGGGATCCGCTAAGAATAAAATTCATTAAAGGACAGTTATCAATGGTATTTCCATTAACCAAAATTTTAGCGTCCGAATTTTCTTTAATTTGTGGATTATCAGAGAAGACTAAAGGGCTGTTTGGAATTGTTGAATTAAAAGGTTCTAATTTTTGATTTATCCCAGAATATTCAATAAATTTTAATTCGGCCGCATTTCTTAAGAGCATTTGTCCAAGGGACATTTGATCTCCATTATTTTCTAAAGTGAACAAGTAACCTCTGGGGTTTGAAGTTGCCTGGTTAATAGTTGGAAATGGGGCAGTATCGAATTTATTATACTTTTCAAAATAAAATAAGCATATTCTATCCCATGTATTTTGTTTATCATAATATCCGGAAGCATACATTTTCATAAAGTTTTGTCCAATAGGGCTAAATGGTCCGTGTGTGTAAGCATTTGGACCATGTAGAAATGCCGAATCGATATTGTCGCTAAGTATAAAACTTAACGGATTTGAGGTGTCATATGGGCTATTAATTGAGTTAAATTGGCGTCCAACAGTTTCTATTTTTGCATATGGTTCACACATTTTAATTAAGGGATTTATTTATATAAATAAATTTTTTGAAAATTAAAAATTTCGAAATATGAATTTAAAATTGAAGAATTACACAAAAAATAACAAATAACAATAAAATGAACAAGAGTAGTTTTTTTATAGAAAATAAAGCTATATTTGGAAGTTTTCCAACCATTGAAGACTTGGAGTATTTTACTTCCATCGGTGTTACGAGTTTTGTAGATTTAACATCGGAAAATGAAAATCTTAAACCTTATGCAAAACATTTACCAGATGATGTTACATACTTAAATTTCCCAATCAAAGATAGAGGAGTTCCAGAAAATTTAGTTGAATTCTCAAAGTTTATTATTAGATTATGCCATATTATAAAAAGTTGCCGTGATGGGGGAAAAATTTATATTCATTGTAAAGGTGGTCATGGAAGAGCAGGGATCGTTGTTGCGTGTATTCTTTGTTATATTTATAAAATTAATCCAGATACCGCCCTTAATTTAACAACGAAATATCATAATAATCGAACAGAAATGCGACCAAAATGGAGACGAATCGGCTCCCCTCAAACTTTGCACCAAAAAAATTTTGTTCTTAAAATATGTAGACCTCTTTATTTTTATAAAGCATACAAAAGTGGGGTTAGTGCAGGTTATAGTAATTTTATTATTAACCCAATAAAAACGGATATTGGAAATTTTCAGAATGCTGAAGCGGCTTTCCAAGCTTATAAAGATATAAATAATATTGATTATATTAAAAATCTCGAATCAACCGAGTCTCCATTTGTTGTTAAACAGTTAGGTCAAAATTGCAATTTACCCTCTGATTGGTATTCAAAAAAATACGAACTTATGAAAAAAGTTATAAATTTTAAATTTGATCAATATCCAGAATTTCAAAAATCTTTGATTGAATCCAATCTTAGATGTATTTATCATCAAAATATGAAAGATAATTATTGGGGGAAAGGGGATGGTAGTGGGTTTAATAAGCTAGGAGTCATACTAATGCAAATTAGGGAAGAAAGATTGTTATCAAATGAATATAATTATGATTAAAAGTTGGTGTGCATGAAAAATTTTTATTTTTATTCAAATTTTTATTTTTATTCAAATTTTTATTTTTATTCAAATTTTTATTTTTATTCAAATTTTTATTTTTATTCAAATTTTTATTTTTATTCAAATAAAAATTTGAATTATTATTCTGAACAAAAAGATCCATTTCCGTCAGTCGAAAACTTATCTACAACTTTCTCCCATGGATGTTCTGGTTTCCCCAATCTTTTATTTACAGCATTATGAAAATTCCATAACCACCGTGTCAATGATTCTCTATTTTTTGTTGCAGGTGGATTATCCCGAATATAATTTGCACAATGTCCTTCACAAACGCCACATGGTAATTGATAAGGAAGACTTTCATAGAATATTCGGGCTAATGTTTGTTGTTCTTTTGTTGGGTTTTCTGGATATGCCCATGTTCCTGCGTGTAAAAACTCCCAAGCAGGTCCGCCCCATAATTTTTTATTAAATTTTACAGAATCTGTTGATTTTTCTTTAATTTCATTGGCGTGTTCTTTTGGCGGTAATTCATAATTCGTCGAATCTTGATAGATGACATCCACTTTTGGAATTTGGTTTTTTCCATCAGGGTTTTCATTAACTGCTTTTTCAATTGGAGTCGAAGAGATTGGAGGAGGTGGACGCGGCCGAAAATTCGGAGGGGGTCCGGATGTATTTACAATTGGAACAAAAGTTTGTTTTCCAAAATTACAGTCATATTCCGGAGCATAAGGAGATAAAAATTTTGAATTACTTGTAAACGCGGTTGATCTCGAACGGTCACAAAGCCTATAAAATTCCGAGTAATTTTTTGAATCTTTATTACAATTAAACATACGAACAAAGGTTTTTTTATTATATAAAAATATGTTTAATTAAAATAAATATAATTATGAATTCAGGAATAAAACATTATATTGAATTAAACTCCGCGTATAGGGACCGAATTAAGTATCCAAACCCTGCAGAGTTTGTAGTGAATTTTGGACAAGGGGATAATTGCGATGGAGAATGTATTTCATGTTTTAGTGCAATAAATCCAGTAAGTGATTCTTATCCAATTTATAATTTTCAAAGTTCAGATTCGCAGTTTTTACAAGGGGAAAAATTCCCTTTTCTTCATGTTTTCCCTTTTGGCTGTCCATGGGGTGGTGGAAATTCGGAAATCCCAATTCTAAGTGGATTTCAATCCGTTGTTTGTAGCACCCTTCCGACGCAAATTAAATTTTTAAGAACGGCAATCGGAGATCGTAAAATTTTTAATTCAGACTGCCCTTTAAGTAAATTAGCTGATGAATATTATAATGGCATGGATCTAACATTGTTGAATACATCCCAAATTCCGGCCGAGCCGACTTTTTCTAGCAGAATTATTAACTATAAAATCGACAAAGGACCAGAATGTATTATTGGCACTGACAAAGTTTTTTATATCCCTTATACAACCCTCGAAAAAAAAATCAGCAGTTCATTTAATCCGACAAATGATATATGGGATATTCCTAACACAAACAAACCAAACAAGATAAGAATCCAAGGTGGACCCCCAACAACGGGTGCATATTGTGGATATTATATGGAATGTGTGAATTTGGATATCGTTCCCAATCCTGTTAATTTATTAGACTTAAATTCAAGATTTAAAAAAATTATTGCATACGACGGAAATAGCCGAATCGCAACACTTGAAAATTCTTTCCCAACAACATCAACAGTCTCATTTCCACCAAATCCAGCCAGATTACTCCCAACTCCGGTCCCTCCTCCAGGGATTCTTAAATATTCCAATTATTTTAATAATTTTTTCAGAGTACGAAAGAGTTTGCCTTATGTCATGGGATGGGGGAATTTTACGTTAAGCGGGATTCCAAATACCCAAACAACAGCTCCATTAACTCCATACTTTCCACCTGGATCCACTTGCTGTCCATTGACAGCCCAATTTCATGATGTAATGCGAACCAGTTCACCTTATAATACTGGAATAAATATTGATTTTAGTGTCGATGGCGCAGTTTATGAATTTGGAATTGTTTCCTGTGAAATTGGAACTTGGGTGATTGATTCGATTTTAACTGTATCAACAGGATTAGCTGAAATTTTTATTTTAGGGGTTTACGATAATAAAGTTACAAAATTACGTGTTAACAACCCTGGAAATCCAGGAGGTGGTTATTCAATCGGCCAAATTGTTACAGCTGGCGATGGAACTGGAAATGTGTTAACTTTAAGAGTGTGTAAAATTGGAACTTCTTTCGGAATAACTCCACAATTATTGGGCGCCAACTTGACTAATACAACAGGGGATTTAAGTTTAGAATATAATGCTTACAAAGGTGATGTTTTTTATATGCCAGTTCGTGGACCAGAGTATGCAGATATGAACAATTTAACAGACACCGCGAATTCAATATTTGGAGCTTATCCAGAATATTATAGACAGTTTCCTTTGCAATTATGTACGAAGCAAGATTATTCTGAGGGAGTTTCAGGCTATAACAATAATGCAAAATATAATTTCAATAAGACAGGTGCTACATGTATTTTAGCTTACATTGTTGAGTATGATCGCCTAAGCCTAACACCTGAAAGTGTTTTTATAATTGTTGAGAGTGGAGTTTGCGAACATTTGACGATGAATACCGCTTTATGGCCAGTAGTTACGAATTGTGATGGAGATAATCAACTAACAACTTATGATTGGGAAATTTTACCATTTTCAAAAGATTCTGTAAATCCTTTAAATTATACCGGTAGTTTAGTTTCAAATTCCCAAATGGTTTGTTACGAATTAAAAATTGCAACATTGATCCTCCCCAATGAGCACTTACGATCCGGATTCGGAGGATTAATTGCTTTTTACCCATTTGTATATGTTGAAATCACAAATGAATCGGCGTCCTCGGGTCATGAAAGAGGATTAATTTATTCAAATAATCCCAATTCTGTTAAAGCTACTTTTAGAGTTGCATTAAATGATATAAATAAACCAATTGCAACAAAATTCGTTAAACAACGTGGAGATATGATACAAACGATAAAGTTTAAACCAACAGATAATTTAAAATTCCGAGTATTTTTTGGTGATGGGGATACATTTACAACTATTACTCCTGATAATATTCCTCCAAGTTTAGTTAATCCACTTTTACAAGTATGTGGGTTATTTGAAATACGCAGATACTAAACTCAAGGTCATTTCCCACACTGGCAATATTTAACTGTGTACCGGGTATTTCAGACTTTGTTAATTTTAATCGAAAAACACCTTCGATTAAAATTGAATTTTTCCCAACTTTTTGGATAAATTTCGATGCCAGGGATTATGGATATCAACTTTGAGGGGAGGACTATTCTGGATAACGATTCGGTGAAGGCTATTAGCTGTGACGAGCGCCAGGAGACTATGGAGGGAGGGAAAAAGGAGGTTGTGTCGGATTGGGATACAGGAATGAACAGCAAAATTGAATTTGACTCGAGTGATGCCGCGCGTATATTGAAGGAATGTTTGATTCTTACACGTGGCGACCAAGAATATGAGGATGCGAAGAATTCGGCTGCAGACACCGGAGAGGCACCGCGTTCATATCATTTGATGGTGTGGCTCGAACACTTTCTTCGATCAAGTGAGGATATTTTCCATATAGATTTGGACAGACCTGTGTCAGTGGCTGACGGGGATCCGTCGCGGATTGGTCACATCCGCCGTGACATTGAAGCACTGTTTGAGACAGGCGGGGAGCTGGTTGAACAGTTTAGGAAACTTGACAGTTCAATCAAGACAGCATCAGTGAACACGAATGCATTTCACGAAGCAGTCGACGATACCCTGGAGATGCTTGATGAAGCATCAGAGCACGGGTTCTACACTCATTTGTTCGCTTGTGTACAACGATTGAGATATGGTGAACAATGGCCTTTGCTTGACCCAGACGAATCTACATGGGTTGATGCGCTATGGAATCCATCAATTGTTCACCGCAAGTGGTGGCTATAGAGTGGTAGTTAGTTTTTTAGTACTAGTTAGTACTAAAAAACAATACAAACAAACATTTAATCCCGTGATTATCCTATTTCAAAGATTGATCGAACTAATAACACTCATAGTTCAAAATATAATAATAAAATGACAGTTTCAACTAAGTCACGCGCGTCCAATCGCTCTGGGCCACGTTGAGATCGTTAAAGCCATCGTAAATCACGCCGCGCGAACAAGACGTAAAAAACTAGACCTTATAGTATATTATAAAAACAATTTATATTTATAAACACAATGATTATGAATATAAAAAATTAAATAAATAGTATAATTAAAATATGTCAAGCAAGAGATATATAGAATTTTCATCAACATTTAGAAATCGAAATCTTTATCCAAACCCTGCAGAGTTTATTGTAAAAGTTAATGATACAAACGAAATTTGTGTTTGTTCAGATGCTTATAACCCAATTAGTGATTCATACCCAATTTTTAATTTCCAAAGCCCTGATTTGACTTTAGCTGGAGGAACCGCTATCTTTGCTGGAGGATGCCTAACAGGCGGAGGAAACGAAAAATACCCATTATTAACACCAATCGATAATACAGTCATTTCTGGAACTCTATCTCGAACGTATGATTTAAGAACAGCCGATAAAAGTGGATTCTATAATGGTATGTATTTAGTTGACTTGAGCACCGGATCAACTTCTTCGCTTGTTGGAAATTATAATGTTTCCCAAGAAGGGAATAATCCATGTTTGGACTATAAAATGAAAGCAAGTTTGCGCAGTGATTTAAGTAATGCTTTTAGTAGTATAGACAACTATCAATTGTCAAATTCCAATAATAATGGCGCCGGTGTAAATACTATAGCAAGTATTCGAATTCAAGGAGGACCAAACATTGAAGGGTTTTATACCGGATGTTATCTTGAAATTATAAATATTCCATTTTTAGATGTAAGTGGAGATCGCGTCCCCCTGAGTGAACGTTTTCGGTTAATTGAAACATATAATGAGTCTACTTTAATTGCAACAATGAAACATTGGAATATCGGGAATACACCATTAACAAATGAAATTGAGTTTGATATCCCTGCTGTTAGTTCAGGAGGATTGCAAAATAATTTTAATAATTACTTTCGAATTCGAAAATCGTTGCCATGTGTAATGGGATGGGGACCTTTAACCTCAACATTTGCTCCCATTGATTCAGATACAGGGGTTATACAAGGAGATTTCCACCCAAATGGACTTTCAGGCACTTATTTGTACAATCAAGCAGGAATCTGCGAAGCTAAGATTGTTTCATCAACAGGGAATTGGAATATTGGAGACATTTTTCCACTTCCCACAGTTCCGCTCGCGCCTTCTTTTAAAGTTACTGAGGTTGATTCAAATGGGAATATTGTAGATTTTATTATCGAGGATCCTGGAAATATAAATTTTTCTATTAATCAACAAGAAACTTTAATTTCTGGTGGAAATACGGCAACTATTGTTATATGCCAAATTGGACAAGTTTTTGATCTAACGGCGGCAATAACGAATACTAATTTTGTAAGTGGAAATTTATCAAACATTTCAGATACTTACAATGAACATATTTTCTTCCTACCAGGTGTGGATTCCGGACCGGAAAATACGGTAACGCTTGCGGCTTTAAATTATCCTCAATATTTCGGACAATATCCCCGAAAATTGCAAAGAAAAACAGGAGACGTCGAGTTCTCATCCCCACCTTTTTCAAATAATTTAACGGGAACTGCTTGTATTAAAAAGTATATTGTGAATTCATCTGCAACTGCCGCTTTTGTTATACTTCCGACAGGTTCTTTTATTGGAAATATTCCGGATTTCCCAGGAATTGCGATTGACTGGGAAATTTTACCTTATACTAGAGATAGTTCTTCAAGTATGAATTATACCGGAAGTTTAGTTTCTCAGCAAAATCCAGTTTGTTATAATTTAAATCTTAAAAATCTTATTCTTCCCAATATAACTCTAAAAAGTCCAGTCGGTGGATTGATTTCTTTTTATCCATATGTTTACGTTGAAATAAGTAATGTGAGTGCCGCCAGTAAAGGGACAGATCGCGGGGTTATTTATTCAAATAATCCAAACGCGGTAACTGCAACATTTAAAGCTCCAATTAGTGATGTGCCCACGCCTTTTATTTCAAAATATATAAAACTTTCATCCCCGATGACACAAACTTTGAAATTCAAACCAAACGATAATCTTTATTTTAGAGTATTTTTCAGTGATGGGGAAACATTTTCAACAGTGGTTGTGGATACTGCCCCCCCGACTATTCCAGATCCACTTTTACAAATTTCTGCATTACTTGAAATTGAAAGATTATAAAATCCTTGCGGGTTAATTTTGTATAAATCATTTCTATATGAAAATTTACCAATTGATTTATCATAATTTTTAATTCTATGGCAAAGTCGCGCCGCCAAAACAGGTGAAGGAAGATACGAAAAATCCCTCATTTCCAATTTCATGTTTAATTTTGTTAAGATTAAACATAAAAAATAAAATTTTTATTCCGTTTCAAACCAAATCTTGCATAAAGTTGGGAATTTTTCTTCCAGCATCCTTCTCATCACCCTTGCATATTCTCGAATTTCTACTTGCGCGGTCGCCTCATCTCTAAGATAAATAAAATTTAGAACTGCCTGTGCCGAAGCCGTCCAAATAACTTCTGTATACTGGTTTAATGGTAATACAATCCGAGCTTGCTCCTTCGCAACACCCATACTTAACATTTTCTCATATGTTTGAATTGAATTTTGCATGAATTCTCCAAAAATTCCATCCAATTCGGTGTTCTGTTCGGTTGTTACAACTCCTTCGGATGCTTGTTTGGAGTCTTTTGATTGTTTTCTCCAAGTTGTTGGTACGTAAAAGTCCTCAACCGGCTTGTAACGCCCGGAAATCTCGTTCCAAGCATGATCTTTGGTACATGAATTGCCAGTGGTTTCAGCCCCAACAACATGTTTATACCATTGCCTCATAACAAATTCGGGTGCCTTGATGTGAAACCTAAACATTAAATGACGAAATGGAGAAAAATGCTTATGCTTATAAAGATACTTAATCAATCCAACATCACCTTTTGATAGTTTCTTTTTTTGTACTCCGAAACTGACACGCGCCGCGTTGACAATAGTTAATTCATCTCCAAATGTATCAACAAGTTCCAGAAAACCTTTATCGAGAATGTTAATACGATTCACAGAAGCTTCCCGTATACCATTTGTTTCATCCCAAGGGTAAACAACCAATTTATCCTCAATACTTTGTCCTTCGATATAAACAACATTTTCGTAAAGGGCTGCTTTTTTAGGTTTATTTTTATTATGTACCACCATGGCAGCAACACAACTTGGCGGATTTTCACTGCTTGTAAGTTTTTGCAAAACAAATGATAATGTTGTTCGAGTATCATCAATAGAATCAACCACGAGGACCCTTCTCGATTTTACCATACATCCATTTCCTTCATTTTCATCAAACCATTGAGTTACAACAGGTTCGGAAATTTGTTTATTTTCATATAATTCAATACTCACAACCAAAATTGGAATAGATTTTACATTTGTTTTAAGATGCGATCTTAGCATTCTTGCTGGAATAAATCCACCACCTTCAATTGCAATAATAACGTCTGGATTGAATTCACGACACCTTTTAGCAGTACTTTTGACGATATCGCTAATTTCATCATACGTATAATGGATTTGTTTATCAGTTTCTGTCATATTAACAATATATAAATATGTTTATAAATTAAAATTTGAGTTTCAATTTTAAAACATGTTTACATATTAAAAATTTTAATTTTTAACATTTAAATAAATGTTTTGTATATACATATATTATCATCCTTGTAATGCCTAAAAATAAGTTTGGAGGAAAACACAAACATTTAAGTAAAGATGTAAAAGAGAAAAAATTTGATTTTATAAATCCCTATGACCAAGGGGTTTGCTATGCGTTTGTTGGGAAAGCATATGGAAATAGACAGTTTGATGCTGTTATTTTAAAAAATCGTCAAACAATTCGGTTAAGTGTACCGTTAAAAAGGAGAAGTAAAAGAATTTCCGAAGGCAATTTAATAAAAATTTGTAAAGCTGATTGTTTTACAAAAGAAACATATTGTTTCGAAGGGAAATGCGAAGAAAACGAGGTTTTTTATGTAAGGAATTCAGTTGAATACGAGAACAATTATAAGAATATCAAAAGTAGCTATGATATATTCGCTGATAATAACACCGATGGGGTTAATTTTGAGAAATCTGAGGATAAAATTGATGAAAAGGGTTCAAGGAATTCAGTTTCTTATGAAGAATTTTTAAAGATGAGTGAAGATGAAGATGAGGATGGCCAAGAGAGTGCTGAGGGTAGTGATTGGGAACATTTATAAATTTAATTGTTTTTGTCGTTTATGTCTTAATTTTCGTAATCTTCTTCTTCGCTGTAGACGTCTTTGTCTACGTCTTATTAAAATTATCATCATATTCATGGTAAAATTTTATTAAAACAAATTTAAATAAAAAATAAAAATAATTTTTATATTAAAAATGGTCAAAGAACATAGAACAATGAGCCGCTATATTCGTGGAAGATATCCATGGGATATAAAAAAATCCCGTCGCCTATCTTCGCTAAGAACGATTTTAAGACATACTCACGAACCCGGTCTCCGAAGAACGCTTGAACGTGAAATGAAGAAAGCCCGTCGAGGATCCCGTAGTCCGATTCGCGGCTGGGCGGCCAATGCCCCCCAGCAAGGCCGTCCTCGTGACCAAGTGATGAGACGATGTGGAAAAAAATGCTTTTTGGATCCAAAAAGAAAGGATTTCCCAATTTGCCGAAAATGTTACGGGGATGATTGTGATTGCAGAGCCAGTTGCAGAGGTATCCGTGCCGCAAAAATTCGCGCCAAACAATTCGGTTACAGAAATATTGCTGACAAGGCCCAAAGATTGGAAGATCATTTCAAATGTCAGGACGCCGACGAATCTCGTAGATGGGAATCCCGTGGTTACCGTATGTCCCATAAACGAAGAAACCGTAAAGGATCCCGAGTTAAAATGTCGGTTGGAAAATTGCTAAAAAATATAGAACGACGTAACGGAGTTAGCCGCCGTGCAGCTGTTAAACGAGTTAATAGAGCTGATGCGAGACTTGTTAAAAAGAGTCGTAGAAGCCGTCGTAGTGGAGTAAAGAAGAGTCGTAGAAGCCGTCGTAGTGGAGTAAAGAAGAGTCGTAGAAGCCGTCGTAGTGGAGTAAAGAAGAGTCGTAGAAGCCGTCGTAGTGGAGTAAAGAAGAGTCGTAGAAGGTGTCGTAGTGGAGTAAAGAAGAGTCGTAGAAGCCGTCGTAGTGGAGTAAAGAAGAGTCGTAGAAGCCGTCGTAGTGGAGTAAAGAAGAGTCGTAGAAGCCGTCGTAGTGGAGTAAAAATGTCATTAAAAGGATTAATGAAAAGTTTAAGACGCAATGGTTTAAGTCGTCGTACCGCTGTAAAACGGGTTAACCGAGAAGACGCAAGATTATCCCGAAGATAAATTTTTCTTTTTTTTTATATAAATTATAATTTATATAAAAAAGAAGTTAAATGGCAAAAAGTCGAATAATTCGAAAAGCTAGACGTAAGAGTCGCAAGTCGAGCCGAAAACAAAAAAAAGGGAGAAGTCGACGAAGCAGAAGACACATGAAATCTAGAAGAAGCAGGAGAAGCCGACGAAGCCGTCGAGGTAGAAAAAGTCGAATGGATGGGCGAAAGGGATCAACAAAAACATCAGCAGGTGTAAAAAGTTCTTCAAGGGGTGTAGGAAAAAAACAAGAGCTCGGTGAAAAGGCCCTCCGCGAAGCCGCCCAACGTGAAGCCGCCAAACGTCGAAGAAAAAATCACACGGAAAATTTGGAACGTATAGTTCATGAATTGAAAACGGGAAAAAAAATTGCAGGCTTGAGGCCAGAAGGAAAGAGCGGCGGAGGAGGAAGTTTAAGACCAGTTTCAACAGTTTCAACTAGCAAATAAAAAATTTTTTAGTTTTAAATTCGGGTTTATAAAACAATTCCGAAAAATGAGGAACATACACTGTTGGAAATAGCAGAATTAAAAGGATGGGAGAAATGTGTCGATTTAATTCAAGAGAAAGCAAATAGACCAACGAAATCCACAGCTCCAAAGTTTTATGAGGATGGATCAGGTTGAGTTTAAAAAGTGTAATTTATAAAAAAATTAAAAATTTTATAAATTAAAAATTTTTATTTATAAAATAGAATGAGAGTAGGCGAGTGGATTTCTCGTCGAAAGAAAACAAAAAATCGCAGTTATTCTCGAAGACAGAAAAGGAGTCGAAGGCAACGTCGGCGGTCAAGGAACCGTTCGAAAGAGAAGCGTTCGAGACGACTTAGAAAAATTCGAAGATGCAAAGGAAACCCTATTAATGCGGATGATATGGATGCGATGAATGAGTTGATTAAAAAACAAAGAAAATATTTAAAAGATGCCGTTGAGGAGTTAAAAACGCATTCTCGTAAAATTTCTCATTGGGCTTGGTGGGCATTTCCAACAGAAAAAGCGGGGTTTTCAGAACCTGGAACAAAAACATATCTTACAGATTCTACAATTGGTTTATATTTGGAGAATTTTCCACGAGTTTTCAAAAAAGTCCTTATTGAAATATATAATTTAATGGTAAACAAAGGATTATCCCTGAGGGAAATCATTCCGCCGATTGATATTGACCGCGTGAAATTTTTTATTAAATTTTTTAGAGAACATGTCAGAGGGGAAATAAATTTTGCATGGTTACAGAAGATTCTGAATAAAATGTCAGGAATTCGACAAGAATTAGTTCTGATGGTCGGATATCCAGGAAGCGGAAAGACAACATATATCTCAAATAAAAAGTCTTGGCATAAAAAAAATTGGAAAATTTTACATGGAGATGAATTAAAAACCGAAAACAAGATTAAAAAAGAACTTTTAAAAGCTATTGAAGAAGGAAAATCGGTTGTAATTGATGCAACTAATGGAACGATAAAAAAAAGAAAAGTTTTTATAGAAATTGCAAAAGCGTATGCTTTAAAAGTAAAAGTAGTTCATTTACAAACAAGTCTTGATGATTCCTATGAAAGAGCAAGTAGGCGCCGTGGAAGAAGAAGGGTAACTATTCCGAAAGTTGCTTATTATGTTTATAGGAAGAATTTCGAGAAACCCAGTGAAGAGGAAGGAATAAAATCCATTGTTAATATTTAAAAATTGAAATATAATTGGATTTTTAAAATTATATTTGTTATTACATAAAGGTTTCATGAACAAAATGATGAATTTGGCATTGGAATATTCCGAATACCGTTGTCAATGCAAGAATGATCATAATGGATATGCAAACATTGGGTGTGTTATGTATAAAAGGTCGCGGGTTTTACGCGTATGGCATAAATCGTTACAATATTGATCTTAAATTTAAAAGTATTCATGCAGAGGTGGAAGCAATTGATAAATTGAAAATATCTGAAAAGGCCGAGAAAATTAATATGTTAGTTTTTCGAGTAAATAATAAAGGGGATAAATTAATGATGGCGAAACCGTGTGAAAATTGTTGTAATTATATCAAAGGGAACTTATATAAAAAGAATTATAAACTGAAAGGGGGGAAATGTTGGTTCACCGATGAGCGGGGTGAATTGGATTATGTAAAAATTTAATTAAATTAAAATTTTAAATTCATATAAAAATTTTATATGAATAAAGGAAAAATTTGGTTTAGTATATTATTTGCTTTATTAATTGCAATTAATATTGCTTTAATATTCTTTTTACGAGGGTGTGATGATATTAAGGAATAAGTTCATCGAAGGAATCAACAAAATGCACCAATATATTCGGTTTTTTTTGAGATACCATTGTATTTAAAAAAGCACGAAGTAGATAACTTTGACACAAAATATATATTTCAGAAACAAAATTTTTGGTAATTTCCTCTTGAGAATTAAAAAAAGGATATAATTTTTTAGAAATTTTGTAAGCCTGAAAACTACTAATACTACCTGCATCAAAAAATAATTTAACTGTTGCATTCGAATCTTCTAACCATTTCTTATTAAATTCCTCAAATTGTTGCCCTAAATAACCCGTTAATTCCCCCATCCCATCTTCAGAATAAGCAAATTCTTCTTTACAAGCACTCAAAATTAAACTTTTTTCATTCAAAATGAGTTTTATGTTCATAATTTGCAATTCGGACATTTTAACAATAAAATTAAATTTTTAATTTTTATTGTTAATCTTCATCAAAACCAAGTGCTTTTAAAATATCATCTTCATTGGCTTCTTCTATTGAATTCTCTTCCTCTTCCTCAAAATCAAGACTTTCTTCAGGTTCACTTTCTTCGGGTTCACTTTCTTCAGGTCCGCTTTCTTCAGATTCACTTTCTTCAGGTTCACTTTCTTGACTAATATCAGATAAATTATGAACTGGAATATCCCGTGAAGTTTTCAAGGATCCTCTTTGCTCCCTTGAACCTCTATTTTTTTTTGACATTGATCGTGGTAGTATATGCCTAACTGGTTTTTTACCAGAATGTTCTCTGGATTTTATCATCCCACTTTCATTTAATAGGGTTTGGAGTTCTTTTATACTAACTAAATTTTCTAAATTTTGAATAATAAATTCGGTTAGCTGAGAGGTAAACTCTCGTTTAAAGTTTCCTTCAAGTTCTTTAATTTTTTTAAATAATGCCCTTTTCGGAGAAACGGACTCGGATTCCCCGTAAGCAACTTGCATTTGTTTAAAGTTTTTCAAAAGCACTTTAATTTCGTTAATTTTTTTAGGATCTCTGACTTTTTTCCTTACTTGTGTTAAACCATCCCGTTTAAGATTTTTAATTTCGTCAGAAATTGATTTTGGATTCCCTTTATCAACTTTCATCTGTTGAAAGTGTTTCTGAAGAATTTTAATTTCGTCAATTTTTGTAGAGTCTTGGACTTCTTTTCTTAATTGTGTTGAAAGATCACGCCGAAGATTTTGAATTTCATTATGAATCCCGATTTTTTCAGATTTATTTGTAGGGGACAGCTTTTCGAGTTCTTTAATTTTTTCGCGCAATATTTTACTTTTATTTAAAAAACCAAGTAAATCCATTAAATTTAAAAAGTCGTCCAAATTTTTATCTTGGATTTTGGTTTCTAGTAATAATTTATTTGTTTCCGATGATTGAGTTTCATTGGCAAAAGAAATTTCATAAACATCTTGATTTTCCTTTAATTTTTCACCGATTGATTTAATTAATTCTTTTCTGCCAAGATTTTCATCGATTTCAAGAATACCCGCGACAAATCTAAGTGTTTTTGAATTTATTTCGCTAAGTGGATTTCCATTGGGATTTACTAATGAGTTATTTGGACCCATTACCCTTGGAATTATCAATTCATCATAACCTTTTACTAAGAATGGATACTTGATAGAAAAGTTTACATCTCTTAAAGTATCTGCAATTAATTTAATAATTTCCGAACGTTTTTTTGAAGAAATATCAAGTCTCAAAGTGTTTGCCATTTCTCTTAATGAGGTAAGCGGAATATTTGAATATTTTAAATTTTTAGAATTAAATGGAATTGTTTTAAGAATTTTTCTACCTCCAAAATTTTCTATAATGAAGAAAAATTCTGGCGGAACTGAATTATCATAGTAATTCTGTTTGATTCTTTCCTCTTCGGTCATAGACGGAGTTATATTACTCTTTTTCATTGGTTTTCGAAAATTTACATCTATCAACCCCGTTTTTGGAATTGGCATTACCTCTAAACTTGCAAAAAAGTTAATTCGGATTTTACATAATTCTGTTTTTGTTTCTTTAATTTTGGAAAAAATTTGTGCCAGGAAATTAATATTTCCAATACTAATTTCTGACGAACAACAATTTTTTAAATCTTGAATTAAACTGTCTCCAGGAGTATCGAATTTTGGAAGAGGTTCTTTCGTTATTAAAGTGTAAGCGAGTTTCAATTTGTCTCTTTCAGAGGATTTCGGCGAGCCCCCGCTATTAATTCCTGAAAGTGAATGTATGATATTAAAAATAGCCGAAAGAATACATTTCTCATGATCTGAAAATTGGAACAAATTAAAATTTTGAATTCGATAATTTGTACATTTAAAAGATTTCTTTAATTGGTCCTGTTTAAATGTAAGTAACTGAGAAATTCCTTCCCCACTTGGAAAGATTGATAAATCTTGTAAATTTTTTAAAAGCATGTAATTTAAATAAGAAATATAATTTGAAATCATTTGGACAGTTTTTCCAGATGGTTTAAGCGAATTTTTTTCCAAATTTTCTTCAATTAATTTAGTAATTTCAGTTTCCTCGCTCACATCTTCAATTTCTTTATAACAAAAATTATAAATATAAGTAAATAAAAAATCTGTTATTTTATCTTGATTACTAGGAAATACTGAAACAATACTTGAAATGCAGAAAATTACATCTTTAATCCGAAGTTCACTCCATTTTAATAGTTCATTAACTGCATTATCATCAATTTTTGACTTAAATGAATCATCTAACGGAATAAAAGTTTTATTTTTAATAGAAACAATTTTTTGCAAGTATTCAACTAATTTTCTTCCATGATGGCTTTGAATATCTTCTATATATTCTAAACTGTCAAAGGAATTAAATGCAGTTGTTAAGATATTTAAAAGCCCGTAATTTGAAAATTTAACAACTAAAGCTTTTTCCAGTAAAATTTCTTGAAGTTTTTTAAGAATAATTTCTTCAATTTTGGTTGAAAGTAAATCTAATTCCTCCAAATTAACAAATTTCGAATTTTTAAAAATTTGATCATACAAGAAATTTAGATTGGTAAATTTCTTTTCTCTATCCACTTGGTTACATACAATAGCTCCTGGTGATTGTTCTTTTAATTCTAAATGAATTCCACTAGACGAACCAATAATACTTTGAAGGAATTCAATGAAAAGATAAAAACAAAGATTTGGATAATTCTTTGAATAAATCTCCACTGGTCCGAAAACATCACTACTTGGCATTAGACTTTTATATTCATTTTCATATCCATTACCAAAATAGATTTTATTCTCTTGGCTAATTGAAGATTTTTGTATTTTTCGTCGTCGCCTATGAAGTTTTAGGGCGGATTCTAAAGAAGGTTTTATGCTTTCCTCATCGTCAGATTCTTGAGAACTATTATCCGAATATGAGAGTTCGGAGCCAGATCCTGATTCACTGTCGGAATTATTTTTATATGGGTTAATATCTGGAATTTCTTCATGAATTTCCGAACTTTCTTTTTCATCAATTTTCATTTGCTTTTGTAATAATGATTTAACTGTTTGATCCAATTGAAGTTTGCATTCGTTGGAACTGTTTAAAATTTGTCCTTCTTCATATAATTTTTTTATTTTGTCTTCAAAACTAGAAAAAGAAATATCTGCAAGGTCGGTTTGTTGAAATTGGGGGAAAATTTTTGAAAGAACTTTTAAGCGTTCAGATTTTTCCAAAGAAAAAATTTTTTGAAGAATGTAATACTGTTTATCAACTTCGATACTTAAATCTTTTTCTTCTAAATCTTGTTTTAAATTTTTAATTTGAGACCGTATTAAAGTTTTTACCAACAAAATCTTTATTTGATTTATAATTTTTTCATTAAATTGTGTATAATTTTGTTTCCTGAATAATCTAACTAAATTTATACCCAAATTGTCCAAATAAGTTTCTATTTGCATTTTCTGGGTAATATCCAAATGATTTTGTTCATATCTACCAATGATTATGTGTTTCGGAGTGAACTTTTGATTTTTTTTACTAATTCTTAGTAGAATTTCATCAATAAGTGGTTCTTTTTCCAAATCTTGTTCGTTGATTCCTAAATTTTTACAAATTTTTGTAATTTCGACAGATGATGCATTTTCTAAGAATTCTCTATCAACATTGTGAAAGATTTCATACGTTAGTAAATCATTTTCATCCATATCAACAAATTGTTGTAAATTATCATTTTCAAGTAACTTAAATTTTAAAAATTGTAAAATTTTATAAGCCAGGTAAATTTGTTCGTCTTTTTGTTCTTTAATTTCTTTTTGATATTTGTTACTTTGAAATTGCCTGTATTCTTTCCGTAATTCCATATAGACTTTTCCCAATACATTTTTCCCTTCAAACACCCCTCTTTGGTTTTTTTCCATTCCAAGAATCACATTTTTTGATACATAAACCAATTCTTTTGTTCCAGTTTTATTTAGGATTTCTCCTAAATTACTGCCCGTTTTCATACATAATTTTTGTAAAAAAGTTGTACATGCGTCATTCATGGTTCGTTCTTCACATTCAATGCGAAATTTCTGAAAGGCCGCTTGAAGGTCTTTAATACGAGTTAGTTGAAGAAGATTTTTATAAAATTTATTGCATATCAAATTTGCATAAATATAATTTTCAACGGTTGGCCATATTTGCCCATCAATAACCATTGGAAAATAAGCAAAATTACTTAGTATTCCAAAATTTTTGGCCTCTGTCGAAAAAAAATTCAAAGTTGTCATTTTAATTAGAAAACCATTTTATTTTTAATTTAAAATTTAAAATTTAAATTAAAACTTCACATGAGCGGACTTTTATTTTATACATCAGATGATTTTCATATTAAAAAAACAAATCAGGGAAATTTTTTATGTCATGATATCCCTGGCTTTTCTTTAATTTTATTTTACTCAACTCAATGTAATCATTGTCAAAAAATCATCCCAAATTTTAAACAACTCCCTGGTAGTGTTAATGGCTGTCAATTTGGAATGATTAATGTGAGTAAAAATAAGAAAATAATAAATCTTTCCAAAGATACTATGGCTCCGATTTCATACGTTCCATATATAATTTTTTACGCAAATGGCGTTCCTTATATGCGACATGATGGGGCAAATGATATTTCATCCATTAGGAATTTTGTTTTAGACATGGCTAACAAATTACACAATAAAGGAAAATTTACTAAAGAAAATGAGGACTCGGGAAGTGGAGAGGGAACTACAACAGAAATTCCGGGATATACAATAGGAGTTCCTTTACTTGGAAAGCGAGAAGTAACTTATCTCTATTTCGATCAAGCATATCCAGCTGAATCAAAATAAAAATTTAAATTAATATGTGATTCCAATTTTTTCCTTTTCGCTGTCACTATCTTTTACTCGGGTTTTCCCATCGCCTTTAAAACGTCTTTCAATCGGAACGTATTCAAGTTTGATATGAAATTTTCTTGCTAATTTCATTTCGTCCAATGTTATTTCTCCACCGCCAAGTACCAATATCTCATCAATTCCGATTCTTTTAGCAATATTAACCCACTTCTTAGTATTTGAGCAAGGTTTTCCATTATGACATCCTCCCCATTTACATTTTTTAGTATAATCCGAATGCCAGTAAACATCGGTAACAAATTTGGGAACCCCCCATGATTTTGCCTCAGAAATTTGAATCATATAAATTGAAATATCTGGACGGTATTTACGAAGCAAATCAAAAACATATCCAATATCAGGTTTTTTTGAGTTTGAGGCGTCTCCAAAATATAAAAAAGAAGATTTATTGGGAACACTTTTAAGAAATTCTTTTAAAACTCTTTTTACATCGTTAATATACCTAAATTGATTCTTACTTCCATTTCCAATTATCATATAAACTTTTCCAAATTTAAGTTTCTCAATTTATTGATTAAATGTTATCATTTTTAATAAAGTTTTTTATTAATTTTTGTTTATTAAATATATGACTAATTTTAGAGAAAAATTTAATAATAAAGGAATTGCCATAGTAACCGCATCCCTTGCACTTGTTGCTGGTCTTGCCTGGAATGAAGCCTTTAAAAACTGGTTTAAAAATAATAAAGATTTGCAAACATTAGGTCCATGGGTTTATGCTATTGTAATCACAGTTATTGCTGTTATAAGCATCATTCTTTTAGAAAAATTTACGTAAAATGATTTCCTATTGATTAATAAAGGTAGTATATTCTTCCCTAGTTATATGTCCATCATGATTTAAATCCATGGTATCAAAAATTTGTCTTAGTTCTGTTGTATCAACACCTTTTACTCCACATGAAAGCAATTCTTCTAATTCAATAGTTCCATTTTTATCCCTATCAAGTAAATCGAAAGCTTCTTCTAATTCTTTCTTGAAATTAAATTTTTTCATTTTACTTAAAACCCGACCACATATAACCAAAAGGTAAATAAAATCTACCTTATGGTTGGTTTCGCTACAAATATCGTCGATTTCTTTATGTGTAGGTAGATAACCCAATTCTTTAATTATAACTCTTAAATCTTGAATACTAATAGCTTTATTTAGCGGGCATTTTAAAGCCTCGAACCTTGTTTTTAAAAAATTTATTAGGTCGTCGGAAATAAATTTTGAATTGAATCCGTGTTCATTCATTTTTTTATTATTCAAAATAAAAAAACTATATATAAATTATGGGCAAACAAGTAAATAAAAACAAAATTTTACGAGGAATACTAATATTTTTAATAATTACAGGGGTGATTCTTGGATGCGTCGCCTTTATTCTTCATTTCGTTAATAAAAAAGAAGGATTTAGTAATTCGTCAAATAAAATAAATTATGGAATTTGGTGCATGAATCAAAATTGTTTGGATCAAGCAATGATTCCCAGGGGGGTTAAACGTGTTTACGTGGGCGCGTTCGAGGGTGATGGAGATGGTATACCTAAAAAGGTGGGAGGTGGTTCAGATCATATGACCGATGTTGAATTAGAAAAAATTAAAAAATTAAGTGGTGCAGATGAGATATTTGTAACGGTTGGTGGCAATGACGCAGTTGAGGCGAATGCCGAAAACTTGATTAAATTATATAATGAAGAAAAATTTCATTTTACCGGATTAGATTTTGATAACGAAGGTTTATTAAAACATAACTCCTTTGAAACCTTTGTCGCTGATACAGTAACTAAGGTTTCAAAGGGAATTGGTAAACCATTAGATGTTCAATTTACAATTTTAGCTGGAGATAAAACATATGACACCTATTTAGATGATTATAATAAAACAAAAAAGAAATTTTTAACTCAGCCAACAATTGTTAACAGTTTTAAAATAGCATTAATGTTGTACGGAACTAAAATGGATGATTCAAACTGGGGTTTAAGTTCTTGTGGTGCGACAACAAACCAAACTGCGACATCAATAGCCAAATGGATTAACTCGGGTATTAAACCAAGTGATATAATACTTGGAATGACACCCGCTTTACAAAATAACAAGTGTTATTTTGATTATTTCAGTAATATAGTAACAAAAAAGGGACTGGCCGGTATTAATTTCTGGCAAGCAGGAACAGTATGTTCGGTGATTGGTGATGCAAAAATTTCGTCACTTAAATGTTCTTCGTCACCCATCCCTGTATCCGATTAAAGATGTTGTATAGATTGGGAAGATGCAAATAGAAATTGCAATAACCCTAGTTGTAAAACAAGGGGGTGACTGTGATAGATATGCTGATAGATATGCTGATTGTTATGCCGATTGTTGAGCCATGTTCTTGATAAGGATTTCAAAAAAACTGATAAGTCGTCCGGAATAATACGAGTCTTATGATTTTTCAAAATTATACAAGCACGTTTTGTAAATTTAATTCCAAGTTCGAAATACAAAAAAAGCTATCCAACTCAATTTTTTATTTTTTTTATTTAATTAAATAAATAAAATGCCGCCATCGACTCAAATTATTAAAAATAATCCCGATTTTAAAACTGTTTCTGGGTGCAAAAAAAATACATCAGATGAGAATGATTTCGATTCCCAATTCCAACTTAAAAAAAGTGCTCTAAACCCCGATTTGAATCAGATTGGAGTTAATTTTAATAAGCCAAATATAACAACCGTTAAGGACACTCAGTGGAATAATTATATGGAACAATTTTACTATGATAGTTCAATAAGACTTCCTTTGCTTCCCCCAAATTTTAGAAATGTCGCAAAAGGTTTTTTTGATGAAAACCTCCAAGAGTTTTGGGAAATCCCACTTGATAAAATTGAGAACGTATCCCTTAAAACTTCAAGAACATATGATTTAATCTCAATACCCGGTAGTATTGACAATTTTCGTTACTTACTTGAAAAATTTGATAATTATAATAAACCAATCCTTTCATTGGCGCAAGGGCAAACAGGCGCTTGTTATGCGAATGCGATTTCTAATTGGTCTGTTGTTCAAATTGCATTAGGTGTTTTAAACGGGGATGGTACAGAATGGTTGAAAACAAATTTCGATACAACCGAAACAGAAGAAAATAAAGTCATTAAAGCCGTTGAACTTAGTTCGAAATTCCGCATGTCACGTCCAAGCGTTATATATGCAAATTCAACTCTGAATTCAACTGGTTTTGCAGGGCCTGCGTCAAATACGGGGCTTATGTATTATCAAAGCGGAGGAACGTCATCTGCGCTTTTAGCCTACCCAAATTTAATCGTTCCAGAGCAAATATTCGGTATGCCATTACTTTATAATTCAGAAGATTATTGGAGTATTTTAGAAGGAATTGAAATTAATGGCCTTCCAAATATGTCTGTTAACGCTGAGAATGGGTTGACATCCTCGTTTACTCCTAAAGGAGAACTGACTCTTCCATTTGCTACTGGAGGAGAATTTCAAATAACGAAAATTATTATTTACATTGTTAAATCAAGCTTTTCGGGAACGGCGAAATGTACTTTTTCAATCCATGAAGGAGTGAAAAGTGTTTTTAAACAGGAAATAAATGTTATTGAAAATCAAAGTTCAATTCATATTGTTCCTAAAAATGATTTAAAAATTAATGATGAGAAATTTAAAAATCTTTCGTATAGGGTAACTGGGGATTTTAAAGTTAAAACAAACCAAGGAAGACCTTATATTAAAATATTTGGTTTTAGTAACCATAAAAAACTTTCCGAAGATGAAGATTTGTTGCTTGAGGAAGCTTATTCAAAATTGACATATGGACCCCCATCACAGACAATTTCTACTTGGAATAACAACTATCAACTTGATAAATGTAAAGCCAATATATTAAGTTTAATAGGTGATGAAAAATTTAATGAACTTGAATACTTAAAAATCATGGATACATATTTATCACAAAAAATCCCAATTTTGCTTGGGTTTTCAGTTTTTAAAAATTATATGAACGCCAAAAAAGGTTTTGTGGATATCAAGAACCCAAGTGAAACTATTTCACTTGGCGGGCATGAAAATTTAATTGTTGGAATTATTAAAATAAAAGATGCCAATGGTAATATAATAGAGGCAAACAGGAAATATTTAACAGCCTGGAAAACTGAAACTGGAAATTCAGTTTCCGATAGTAATGCTCCTATGGCATTTATCTTATCAATGAATTCTTGGTATATCAAATCGGATCCTTTAGGGACCTCCCCCCTCGATATCAACGAAGATGGAACAATTAAAAGTGATGGAATAAAATCAAATATTTATTGGTTACCATCAAATTTTATCAGCTCCGAAATCAGTTCAACTTCTTTAATAACATGGCCTTTAGTTGGAAATCTACAGCCATCTCAGACTTACGACAAAACAAGTTTAATAGATAAGCCATTATCAAGTAAAAAACTTACTTTAAAAGGAATTGTTTTAAGCAGAATGGGAGATCCGATAAGCGGCGCGACTGTTAATTTTACCCGTGTTGGAGATGGCGGGGAAAATTTTTATAAACTTTCCAATTTAAAAACCACTACGGATAATACAGGGAATTGGAGTCAAGACGTTCCCTTTTATAAACCCTCCAGAAGTTCCGAAAGCGCGGTTGAAAAAAGTGTGGTTTATGTACGAATTAAAGTACCTGGTTCAAATCAGGAAATCGAAAATCAACTAGAAATTAAAAATCCGTTCAGTGTAAATGAGCCAATAACGACCGGAAGTACTATTGGATTTTTGGAATCTGATCCAACCACCGTCGCTCTAAGTTGGGATGAAACTCCAGAAGATTTAGATATTTATATACAAAATGAGAACGACAACCAAGTTGTTTCGTACCAAAATATTGGCAATAAAAATATAATTCCAGGTATAAGCTTGGACAGAGATGATTTGTCAAAGTTTGGTCCGGAAACCATAACATTAAACGATGATCTAGGTGAAGGGTCGTATAATGTATATGTAAATATTTGGACTTCAGATGAAACATGGTCCGGACGTGAAAAAATTTCAATATATAACAAGAGTACGCAAGAGCTTACAAGTATCTCAATAAAAAATGCGGATAAGTATAAACTAATAAAAGATGGCTCAAGATGGTGGGAAGTGTTAACTATTGTTAAAACGGCAGATAATAAAATAAATTTTGTTAATAAAAGTAAATTGATGGAAAACTCGCCATTTTAAGTAAACTACTTAATCTTAATTAGTTTCCCGAGAGCATATGGTTTATTAAATTCCATAGAGTTTAATTGAGCTGGAGTTATATTACTCCAGTCAACAGATTTTGGAATAATTCCAAGTTTTGAGTACATAAAAGCAACTAACGCAGAGCACCAGTAATCGTTTTTATGTTTCCTATTCATACAATTACAACATTTACAGTTAAATATACTGTTTAAACCCGCTGCTAGCCAATGGCAAACATTTTTATCGTATGGTTCCCCATGTGCAGTTTGAAATGAAGTTACAAATTCTTCTTTTGTAATTTTATCAAGGTCAAAATTTAGTAATTTACGTGTGAAAATATTTTTCCGATTAACTAAAAAATCACTTAATTTATTCAAGGTAACGCCCTCAATTTTTCCATTAAGAACATCCTTATAACAATTTGGCCCTTGTCCACTTTGAAATATGTAGACACCTTTTAAAGGCGGGGAGGTCCACCATGGGTCTTTTATTATCATACCAACATGTTCCCATGGACTGTCAGTTGCCCATTCAATAAGACCGTCAATACCTGGATCAAATTTTTTCCCAGGGGGAGGATTTGAATGACATAAAATGAGATCTCCGGTCTGAAATTCAACTGAATGAAAATTATTCATGGTTATAAAATTTATATAAATAGGGTATGATTTTAAATTTAAAAATGATAAATTTAAAGTTAATTTATCATTTTAGTATATATGTGCGATTTTCCATTATTCGATACGATTAATCGGGATATTCCAGACGAACTGGAAGAATTTACCGTTAACGAAAAAGAAATTTATCTTTCAAATTTTAAAAAATTAAACGAAACTGTTCATGAGTTGATTTACGTTTTAATCCGAGTGTATGATATGAAGAACCAAGGAAGACCCGAAAAACTTCCTTTCAATTCAAAAGAGATCAAATCCGGTCTTAAATTTGATTTCGATAATCTTCCACTTCGTTTAAAACATATTCTAAATAAATTTATTTCCATCGAACTTCAAAACTAAAAAACCACTCAATTTCCCTCCCGGTTATCATTATCATCCCCTTCACCGTCGGAAACATCATAGTCAGAGCCGTCGCTGTCATCTTCTTCAGTATCCCCGTCAGAATCTTCGGATGTTTTTTCATCCTCATCATTATTTCTTTCTTCATCAGATGAGTTAGAACTTTTGTTATCATCGTCAGATTCTTCATATGAATCATCATTACAAATGTAATCAGTTTCCATGGTTTCCATTTCTTCAAGTTTTCTCAATCTTTTCATTTGTTTTGGAATAAAAGGAATTAAATCTGGATAATTTTTGTTAACTTTTCTAATGTTATATAAAACATTATAAATTTTTTGTACTAATTCGTGATCAAAATCAAATTCGCGCAAAGCTTTTTTAGTTTCTTTATTAAACACACCAAGTGTTTCATAATGATCGTTGTTAAAATGAAGAATAATGATTGACTTTCTTTTTTTTGTTTCGCAAGGTCCTAAATGGGCAGGCATTCTTGTTTTGCTATTAATAAAATAAATATCTCGGTTAAAGATATCAGATAAATATCCAATAAGAAATTGGTCAACTAACGTATTCGGATTAATTAATTTTTCTCTGAATCTAGAAAATAAAATTTCTTCGGAAAGATTAATAATGTTTTCCATTAGCGAATTGAATCTTACAAAATATTCTTCAAAAACCGAATTAGTTACTTCATTTCCAAATTTTTCATTAAAAAATAATCTAAAAGAAGCCCCCAAATTTTCATTAATAATTTCTTTGTAAATTTCTAATGTTTCAACAACCGTTTCATCACCGGCTGATTTTTTGTATTCAAGATGGCATAAATCTAATGCCGAACTTAGTCCTTGTTGTTCAAGAATTTTAAATGGATAAATTTGTTCCATAATAATTTTAAAAGTTTTTTGATTTTTATAAAAAAATTTTGAATTTACTATTTCACTTGCATGATTTAAATTCAAAAACTTTGCAGGATCTGAAACATATCTATAAATTTCTAATATTATTTTTTTAATTTTGGTAATCAAAGAATCAATTATAATTTCGGGGTCACCATATTTCATCCACGTAAATTTACTTAACTTTTTCCCTAATTTATTTCGAAGATTTTTTGCATATTCCTTCTTCTCCTTATCCCCCATTTGCCGATACCTACTCGAATAACTGGTAAGTATTGCATGTAAAAAACTGGACCCTTCGTTTAAAGTTCCTGTTCTTATTAAATTTGGATCTAACGGACAAGAAAAAATTGCCGCTTTAGTTCCAGAAAGGAACTGAACTGGTGGATATTGATTTGACATAACTTAAATAATATTTCCAATTTTTAAAATAACTTTATAAATAAAAGATAATGCCCAAAAAATTTAAAAGTATTGAAGGTGTTATCCTTAATGGATCGAACTCAATTTACTCAAACTATTTTACCATTTATGGTTATCCATTAGAAGAAATTTCAAAAGAGTCCTGTCAAAAAATTTGCGAAGAAAATGAATTGTGTGATTATGGATACTGGGTTGAAGATAAAAAAGGAAAGACTTTATGTTTCCCTCTTTACTCCCTAAATTCTAAATTTAATCCAAATATAAATTTAGATAATATTTCTAATATTTCCGAAAATTACAAAAAAAGTTTTTACTTTTATAACAATATTAAATTCCCTTGGTGGGAAGATACAAATAAAATTTTTTATAATGATACCTTCTTATTTAGTATGCAGGGATATTTTTTAGACGCAAATGCAAAATTAACAAAGAATATTAACAAAGGTGTAAAGCTAAGTATCTTAAAATTTGATACGAAAATTTCTTCAAAATCAAGTTATCCGGTTCAAAATTTTGATAAAATAATTTTAATTACAGACAAAACTTTTAAGGCTTTGACTTTTGATGAAAAGGTGGGATTCAAATTTGAAATTTTATCTTTTGTAATTAATAATCCTTCGCTTATATTCAACGTTATTAAGGCTGGGAATTTAAATCAGTCCAAAAATTATGATGATTTAAGATATTCGGATGAGTTAATTTTATTTCATAATTTTTACCCTCTTCGTATATCCAAATTAAATGAATTAATTCTAACAAATGATCCACTTTTTTATTCTGGGTCCACCCATTGTTCATTAATTCCAAATGGGGTTTCAGTTTATGACTCGGATAAAAGGAAACATATTTTATCGGATTGTAAATTTAACCCAAATGATAAAAAAACTTATTATGATAAACATTTAGTCACACGAAATCCAAATTATTACGGATTATCAAAAACGGAAAATTCTATCATCGAAAGCTTTGGTAGTATTACTAATCATGAACCGAAAAAAATTAATACAACTGTATTAATTTGTTTAATTATATCAATTGGAATTTTTTTAATCCTTGTTTTTTTCTTAATTGTTTTTAAGAAAAAACAAATTCGTTAGTTAATTTAAAACATATTAACAACAAAAATAGTCTTAACTATCTCTCCATTTTTCATCTCCTGAAAAGATTCAACACATTGCGACGGACCAATGGTTATATTACACTCCTCATAGGTTTCCCGTACTCCTGCATCCCAAAAAGACTCTCCATCTCTTACAGTCCCTGTAAGTCCAATCTGAGCATCGTACAAAACAATCCCATTCGATTTTTCTTCTTTATACCCGACACAAACTACACCAAAAAAATCCATGCCATTTGCCATTAGAGAATCCCGTGCAGTGAAATGGGTTTTCCAGCTGTACGTTGACCATATCGGTCGAAAATCCTCGGGTGGTTCCGAATTTACGAACTGAACCATGATAGCCTGGTCAATGGGCTTGCTCGCTTTAAATTCGCACAACTGAGTGACTGTTGGAATTGCATACCAGCAAATTGATGATTCGTTGGGATCATTACATTTCAAAATCTGCATATCCAAAAACTTTTGTGGTTGGTTTGAAACCAACATAACCCCAACCTTGCGTTTACGGGGCGCTTTTTTATAACCCGGTTTACAATTTCCTGGTTTCATATCAAATTTCTAAATTTTTCTGTTTCTACCATTTAATTCAATTTTATAATTTTAATTCAACACAATTATCAAAAACTCCTGAAACTACTTGATGTCCGATCATAAGAATAGTCTTGGATGTTGGATAATGAGTTTTTATTCCTTCTATAATATCACTTGTTGTTTCAGCGTCGAGATTACTCGTGCATTCGTCCAAAAGAATAAACGGCGTGTTACAAATCTCACTCAGAGCGAGATTGAATGCCAATATAATTCGTTGCATTTCTCCACCGCTTAACATTTCTTTTTCCAATTCTGTATCATTTTTAATAATTTGTAAATTTATTTCAGGTTTAATTTCGCCTTTTTGAGTTTCTTTGAACGCTGAAAGATTGATAGTGAACGAATCATCTTCAAAAAAATGTGAAATAAAATCTTGTACAATTGAATTTAAACTTGATATACTGTTTTGAATTGCGATTGATTCGGCTTCAGCAATCTTTGTTTTTAATAACATCGCAGCATCCAATTCGCGTAAAAAATGTTTTTCGTCAAATTTTAATTTTGTTAATTTTTCATCCCATGAATTAAACTTTTTTAAAATCTCGGATTTGGATAAATATTCGTCAATTTCTCCCTGAACCGAAGCAAATAAATCTTTTTGTTTTTTATAGTTTTCTAATTTTTGTTTATTTTTTTCGATACTTTTTTGAATCGAAGATTCGGTGAAAATTCCCGTATCACCCCTTTTAAATTCTGAAATTGTAATTTCTAATTCCGTTAATCGTGATTTATAAAAATCATGTTCCTTTTCGATTTCTTTATTATGTTGAAGTTTTTGTTGAATATCAACCAATTCGATTTTATATGAAGAATAATCTTTTTCCGAAAAACTAGTTTCAATGTCTGGGGATTCTAACAAATTTAATTCTGATTGGATGCCGAAAATTTTGGACACTATAATTTGCGTACTTTGATCCGATAAATCTCCTTCAAGTAGTGATTTTTCAAGAGCATTTTTTTCTTCTTGATTTTTTGTTTGTGTCTGTAAATACATTTCCGCTTCCTTGATTTCTTCAAAGATTACCCCTAACGATTTTTCGTCAATTTTCCATTCCAATTCGTCACATTCATCTCCAGTTATATACCCGCTTTTGATTTCGAGCACATTTTCTTCAAGATTCTTAATCTTGAAAATTTTCTCCTCTAATTTTGCAATCTCCTCCAATTTTTCACTTATTTTATTTTCAAATTGTTGTAATTCGGTTTTCAGAACTTGTTCGTCTTCAAATATTGTTTCTTGAGATTCTTCGACTTTGATTAGATTCCCTTTCTTCAAATTCAAGTGAGTATGGCATTCTGGACATGAATAAGTAAATTTTTCCAATTCTTTTTTGTGAATTTTATTCTTTACTGAACTCAATGAGATCTCCAGTCCATGCAGGAGTTCTTTTTCTTTACATAACAAATCCGAATTGGAATTTTTATCGAGAATTTGTAATTTTTTAAAAATTTTTTTAACCTGCAAAAGATCTTGATAGTAAAGCATCTGATTTGATATAAAATTCTGAATTTCTTCATAACTTTCGTTGGGGAAAACCGTACCAATTTCTTGCAATCGGTTTTCGATTTTTTCCTTTTTTTGTAAAAGTGTTTGTGAATGTAAAGTTTGTAAATCTTGTAATTCTCTTTTCTTTGTATTGTACGATTTGAAATATTCATAAGATTTTATATATTGGTTAATATAAGAAATTTGTTCATTAAATTTACTTAAATCTTGTTCGGAAAATAATTCTTTTTCCAAAGATTTTTGGGATTCTTTAAAATTTTTTTCACTATTTTTATATTCAACTAATTTTTCAAAATAATTTTTACTTTTAATTTTAACAAATTCTAATTCATGTAATTTATCTTCAATAATGGAAATTTTTCTATCATTTGAAACCTTTTTTTCTTTGAATTTTTCAATATAAATTTCTGAAAAATGTTTAACAATCTTCGGATTTTCAAGAGTTGAAAGTTGCTCGGTAACTAACTCCAATCGAGAAGTTATTCCATAAAGTTTTAACTCGTTTTCTTTTATTAATTTTTTCAAACAAAATTTTTTATCTCGTAAATCCATTTTATTAAGTACAATGCTTTCTAGGAATTCAAGTCGCTGCTGCGGAGATAACAAGATAAACGAATTGTAACCATTCTGTCTAATATAACCCGTAATATCAAAATGATTTCCGAATTTATCATTTATTATTTCTTGGGCAATCGCATCTTCGTACTCAACTTTTTTGTCTGCGAATTTCAATGTGACTCGAGTTTTCTTTGTTCTTTTAATGATTAAATTTTCATATTCAAATTCTACAAAACAATTTTTTTCACCAACTTTACAAACTTTATAACCAATTCCATATAAACAATATAAAATTCCTTCAAAAATACTTGTTTTCCCTATCCCCGATCTTCCACTAATTAGACTAAATTTTAGATCAGGGATATCAAGAATCTTACTCCCCCAACATTTAAAATTATTTAACTTAATTTTCATAAATATAAATTTATAAATTTATATATTTAAATTTTCATTTTTTACGAACTTTTCTGTTTTTCTTCCCTTTATGAATTAAATAAATAATTAAAAATATTAGAATTATAACACCCACACCCACAGATATAATAATTATTACCGATGAACCATTCTCGTTTTTTCCAAATACCTGACTTGATTTCGGATCTGAGGAAGATTTCGATGGAGAAACGGATTTTCCCGAAAAACTTTTATAATTGGTATCATAAAAATCTTTCTTTTTGGGATTTCCAAAATTTGAGTCAGCTTCTTTCAAATCCTTGATTTCCGGTATATTATCAAGATCACCACATTCAAAATAACATACACCCGAAGAAGCGGCTGTTGGTTTATTCCCAAGTCCAGAGGTATCACTTACAACTTTTTTTGGAACTTCTAACGGAGAGAAGAAATTCATAGGAGCAAATGGATAATAAACATATCCATTTTTCCCCCAATCACTCCCCCAAGAATTTCGAACAATCCAACAATTAAGAAGATATTCATCTTTATTTTTGGGATTTTTATGTAAATTGGAAATATACTGTTGAGTTGAATTATTTGTTGAAAATTTAGAAACTTTCTCAATTATATCTTTACTTATTGATCGTGATTCCCATCCAAGAATACAAACAGCATGTCCGCCGACGACTTTATTATCCTGGGATTCTTCTGCAGTCATTAATTCACCATTAGCGTAATTCCAACAGTCGAAAAATATATGATTAGTGCTTTCAAAACAATTTTTTTTTGCCCTTGGGGAAAAGTTTGGATTTTTTTTGGGAACAAAAGATTGTAATACAAGAAACCCTGTTAAAGCGGGTCCGTGATTAAAAATATGAGGTTTTAATGGAATTTGGATTGAACTAACATCATTATTTAAACTTGCTAAATTTATTGCATATGGATTTTTATTTGTAAATTTAAAATGAGGAATCGAGTTATCAATACAAGCCGCTTCTTGTTTAAAAATTTGATTTGACAAATTTGTTTCAGTTTCACTGTCAATTTGTTCATGATTTTCTTTTAATTCTGTAGTTTTTGAAGTAATAAAAAAATAATCAAGACATGAATTGCTAGCAAGCCCGTTTTCTTCAATCCATGTTGCCAATAAAGCCAACGAACCCCCTGAACATCCAAAATTTACCCCTGGCATGCTCGAACTCTGTTGGAAATTTGCCAATATCCACATTGAGCTAAGATTTGGATTTATAATAAGTCCATTTTTGCCAAGTCCCTTATTTTCCTGATGTTGTTTAATAACATATAAATCCGATAATACGGTTGCTGTTGAGAATGCCCAGCAGCTACCACATGCTCCTTGATTACCAACTTCTGTTAAAGGAAGATTATTTTTAAAAGTTGGAGAGTTACTATCAATATTTTCAACCCAACTAAAATTCACGGGGATTTCTCCGGCCATCTGTAAAACCGAACTTGTATTAAAATTTGTTTGGGTTAGTGGAGATAGACTCACATCGGTATTAATGATGAAATCCATTTTTATTAATAAAAATTAAAATTTAAAATTTATTTTAATTTTTATTAACAACATTCGTTTGCGTAAAAAGCCAACGTTACCGATAATTTTATATTCTCAGGTGTGAAAATATTATTAAATTTATGGAATATAATTTTTTGCGCAAGTACTAAAATTTTATTTTCGTTAACTACCATTTAAAAATCAGTTAACAATTTTTTAAACATTTTTTATTTTATTTTATTATTAAAAAATATGTGCGACGATTGTGATAATGATTATGCTTTTTTATGTAATTACCCTGGGTCCGTAAATACCTGCCGACCTCACCCTCACCCTCATACTCAACCCATGCATATGATGCGACAACAAGGTCAGTCATGTGGTGTTGAACAAGGTCAATGTATGCCTGGTTTACAATGTGTAGGCGGCGGTGTAGGTGGTGGTGTTTGCCGCAATTTTGGCCCAGGTGGACAACATCAGCTTGGCCCAGGTGGTTTACCTCCTAACCACCCCATGCATATGATGCGACAACAAGGTCAGTCATGCGGTGTTGAACAAGGTCAATGTATGCCTGGTTTACAATGTGTAGGTGGCGGTGTAGGTGGTGGTGTTTGTCGCAATTTAGGCCCAGGTGGACAACATCATCTTGGCCCAGGTGGTTTACCTCCTAACCACCCTATGCATATGATGCGACAACAAGGTCAGTCATGCGGTGTTGAACAAGGTCAATGTATGCCTGGTTTACAATGTGTAGGTGGCGGTGTAGGT